GTTGACAGTGGGCAAGTCAATGTCTAGCAGACGAGCTACAGCTATTTCCGCTTTGTAGCCTAAAATATTGGCTTCGACTCTGCTTTGCTTTTCATTTTCCAAGCGTGGCTTAAATCCCATGAGCTTTTCGCATAGAGCAACTGTATCTGCACCCATACACTCAGCAGTCAATAAGTCTTTTCGACTAAGTTTGAATTTCATCGCGTTACCCTCTCGCCCTCAAAGGTCACATATTGCCCGTACTTCTCTAGGCATGACTGCCTGAAGCGTTCGCTCTTCATGAAGTCGTGCGTCAGGTCGTCCAGTTGAGTCCACTGCTTCATCGGCTTCCTGCCTGTCGTTTCCTGCTCGTGCTGTGCGAATGGACTGCCGCCTTTCTGATTCGCCCTAGCTAACCATGAGTTGACGAAGCGAGGCATCCCCCGCTCTGTCTTGCGTTTAGGCTCATTAGAGTCAAGCCATACGGTCATCACGTTTAGCTCTGCAAATACATCGACCTCAGGGAAAGCATGTTGCCAGCTTAGTATTTGCTCATCTGTTGGTTGCCAATCAGTGCCTGCTTTCGTTTTCATCGAAATCGTCCTCGTCTTCGTCAAACTCGCTGATGATGCAAAATTCGTTGCCTAACAGGTCATTAAATTCGGATAGAAGCGATTGCTGTGATTCGCTGACAAGGCTTAAAAACAAAAGCCGCGTGGCTTCTTTCGCAAAACCCTCTGCCTCTTCTGAGCCTGCTTCCAGAAAACCGTTGTTAGCGAAAAAGCTAACCTTGCGGTCGAGCCTTGGGCCTACGTCGTAAACCTTGCATCGGAACCCTAGCTTCATGTCGTGTGCCAATATTTTTTCTTCCATTACTTTTCTCCTTTTTTTAGACAATAGGAATCATTAGAGGCGGTTGTTGCCCTATACAAGTATCTAGCTAGTCCGTCATCCCTACAGTATCAGTGCAGATAATTAACGGCTCTGCCAGACCGCGCCCTTACTACATGGCAACATAACCACTGTTCGTCCCCGCCTCTAAAGGTCGTAGGAATGATTCGGCTTTCTTGAGCGACTGCACCTGAGACAGCACTATTTGACTAGGCTCGACTAGGCATACAGGGACGTTATAAGACGTAATAGGACAGGTAAGGATATACAGACAGCTAGAATGCTGTATAATTTTCCTATCCATGATGTATGCAACTTCAAGGATGCCACATGCGCTAACCCTTCCGCAAGTGGTCTAGCCCCGTTCCTCACGGGGCTTTTTTTTGCCTATTTAATCCTCCATACGCGATGGCCGTCACCAACCCAGCGACTCACAGTTTCATAGTTCATATCTAACAAAACCCTAGACAGTGCGCGAAACGAGCGATTATCTTTGTCGCCAGAGAAAAACACGCTGTCGCCAACTTCCATCTGTTGAGCAAGTTTTTGCCACTTGCCCAAGCTACGCGTGTTGCCTTTTCCTCTGCCGTCAGGCGGGATTTCGACACCCTTCTCAATCTCCATGCTTACCTCCCTAACTTCTCGAACTCATCGAGAGACATATTCAACCGACTAGCCAACTGCACTACACGACTGAACTTCATGTCGTCTTTGTGCCGCCATCGGCATACCTGTACAGGCGTTACACCGAACTCCCTTGCCAGTTCGTCATTGCTAACACCTGCGAGCGCCTGCGCTTTCTTCAGCGCCTTGCCTACATCAGAAGGGCAGGTCATCTTCAAACTCCACGCTCGGTGCCACTGCCTGACGTGCCTGTTGCATGCCCTTGTTATGCACCTCATCCTTTGCCGTCGTGCTGAGTGACATAAACGTGTTGCCGTTCTTGTCCTTCTTCAGCCACGCTGACAGCCAGAATTCCGCACCACTACCATCGGTATAGCTACCCTTATAGTCGGGGTGGGTTTCCTTTTCCTTGCGATCGTTCTTAAACAGGACGCCTCGGTTGCTGTTGTCATACTCCATTAGCTAACTCCTTTCTTGCTTGGTTAAATGCGTCGTTACCCTTGCAGGCCGCCCGCTCCTCGGTTGTAAAAATGCCGCCCTTAGTCGGCGCTCTAAACAATGTCGCCATCGTCTCGTGGTCAATGTCACCCCAAATGCCCGCTAGTGACTGCCAGTCCTCATTGGCGATAGCTTCCTTGGCATACATCACCCAATCAAAGTTGGCTCGAACCGTAGCCATGAACTCTAGGAACTCGCCGTCGTTCTGCTGGCTGATAGCGTTTGCCACCTCGTCGGCTGATGCTATCTCCGTACCCATTAAATCACGGTGCAGGAAGGCCACAGCGCGGCCACAGGCGCTCGTCTCACATATCTCAAGTGATGATGTGCCATGTAGCCTAGACGCGTCCCTGCGCTCCTCTGCCCATCCTGTGGACACTAGGCGGTTGTCGGTGTCATACACCTTGGAAACCATAACCACGCGCTCATCATCTGCCGATACAAGCTCAGTGATTAGGGTGTGATTCGGGTACTTGTCACGGAAGTCGGCCACACGCTTTGCGACCGTTTTGTATTCCTTGCCGTGAATTTTAACTACACCGTCAGACATTACTGACCTCCTCTGTTTTCGTACTCATAGCAGTCAGCGTAGCCAGCGTTGTACGCCTCTGACTGTCCCTTCTTGTGCTGGATGCCTTCCTCCCAGTCAGTCCAGCCACGGATGAAGTCCTGCTCGGCAAGCTCTAGGAAGTCAGCTAATCGCGCATCCATGTGCGCCTCTTGTGTAGGCTTTGGCTTCATTGCCGTCAAATCACTTAACTGACCTACCAAAGAATCAAGCTCCTCAATTAGCTCTGACTTAATTAGCTTTGGCGGTACAAATTCATTACTCGACATAGGTAAACCCCTCTAGTTCTGAGCAGACTTGCTCTGCGTTAATGATGTTGTGGTCATGCCACTTACAGGAATGCACACAGACGCCGACCTCTTCGACCCACTCTGTGCGACCTTCGTACTCAATCGAGTAACGGCCACCTACAGGATGGTAGTAATCGTCGATTGATTTACGGTCAACAAGCAATGTGACTACCTGAGTTTCTTCGTCGTAGTGGTCAGCAACTGCGGTGCGCTCGATGCCCTCTAGCTCATCAACGAACTCATCCCAGTCATTAACCTGCTTGCTTATTTTTATAGCAATTTGCATTGGCTTTCTCCCTTCAAAGTTCCACATGGAACATCACTATTATGCACCATTCAAGGCAACGCGCAACCCCGTTATGATAAATAATTTGCTTTTATTGTTAAAGTAATGCAGGCTGTGCGTGTCAGCTTAGAGGAGGTATGACATGAGGCATTTCAAAGAAAGGGACAGGGTTGTTAAGTTTGACACCCGCAGGGTGCGCATTTGGGACAGGGTTGCCCGCAGTGCGTTGGTCAACTGTTCGGACGATGACTGGCAACAGGTCATCAGCATGGCACAGCATGTCGGCGTCTTGCCGTATCAGCTATACATGCGTGACCTCGTAGCGTTCAACGAGAGGGCCAGTCAGTTTGACGGTAGTGTTAGCGAGTTTCTAAAGGCTCAACCGTAAGTCCACATCACAGGCGTAGTTGCCCGCATATCAATGTGTACGAATGTACGCGCTACGCCTATCCCACCAAAGCCCATTTTAAGCGCCTCGTGTACTAGGTTCATACGCTGAAACCCATTTGACACAGCGATGTCTGCGGCGATGCCCTGTGTATGGGTGCCGCCTTTCTCTTTGCTTCGCTCTGCCGTGTGCTGTTTGGATCGGTAGCCAGACGTAACCACCATGGGGAAGCCTACTCTTTCCCGCAATTCATCGAGCATGTGAATGAACTCTTCTTTCATGTCATTCTCGCCTGTCTCACGACAGCGAAACTCGGAGATATCGAAGTGCTTATACATCAGCTTTTCCATTTAGTAAGGCCACGAATGCCGACGCTTGACGCGACAAGTGCCGCCAAGAGCGCTCGGTAGTAGTCTGGCATGGTTTCCAGCACCGCGAAACCGTCACGAACATAAGGGACGAGAGGTGGTATAAAGCACATAATAAGAGGAATGCTGAAGAGCAGACTAAAAAACTCATCGCGCCAGCTACTAGCTGAATTGCTTGCGTGGATATTTTCCCAGTTCGCGTCTTGCTTAATCGCCTCCAGCTTGCGCTGATGTACTGCGCGCTTCTCTTCAGACTTCCTTTCAAAGTGACCCCCTACCAGTTCAACCACTGGGCCGATTAGTGACTGCCACATGGTTAGTCCTTGATGAGTACTAGGTCGAAGTTAGCTGTTACCCGTGCGTCGTTTCCGCTTACTTGATTTATGCGTATGTCGATGTCGGTTTTTTCAGGCACTGTTAGCGGCGCTGTAAAGTCGTAACGGTAGTGACCATCTGATTCTGCGACGTGCGCAATGCGAAACGGCTTGCCTACCAGTCGGTGGTACATGAGCATCTGACAGGTCTTTGTGCCGTCGATGGTTGCATCAAGGGCCACCAGATAGCCTGTATAGCCCGCTGGGACGGTGTAGACTGCCATAAGGGTTTGTGCATACCCTGCGTCTATCTGCGCCACAATCGTCCCTGAGGCGCTTGTAACACGTGCTGTGATATCACCCACATTCTCTGCGTCGTAAGTCATGCGGAATACGCGCAGAAATTGGTTAGTCGTGGTGACTGCCGTTAAGCCTGTTAGCGTGACCGTCTCGCTGATTTCATCGTAGTTAGCGTCAAGCCCTTCAAGAGTTAGGGTAGTCGTGTCACTTGCACTGGTAGACAGGCAGTAAATAGTTTGGGCGCTAGAAAGTGACGCCCAAGGGTAAACGCCGCCAGCAGTCCATACACTTTCAGGGTCAGTCGCTTGGTCGATGTCGAAGTTAGCGCCAAACTTGTGGACTATCTTGGAGTTTGAAATTGCGTCACGGGCAACATCAAGGTAGACGTTAGGGGTAGGGTGGTCAGTGTGAAATTGGTACATTATTCCTGCTCCGTTGCGTACAAAGACTCCACTGTCCCGATGCGTATCGTTAGGTCGTGCACCTCTTTTTGAATGGAGCGTAAATCCTGCACGTCCATTTGTACGCCTTCTATTAGCATATCCTGCCGCGCATCATCAGGTAGCGCGCCCATCTCACCGCGAGGCCATAGGATTCGGAATTCAGTGTTGCGCTCAATTTCCATTTGGGATTTATCGAGCGAGTGCTCGAGCGTATTAAGTCTCTCTTGAATGCTGAAGTAAGCCATCGTTGCTATAGACGTGGTGGCAACCATCGCAATCAGGTTGCGTATCGGTATCGTAATATCTGTGGATTCGTTGATGTCCATGACTTCACTTCAGCCATTGAGCGAATACCACGGCTCCGAAAATGAATGGGTACAGGGCGAATACCGCTGTCCTGTTGCTGGCTATGTCTTTGTGAGCCGCGTCGATTTTCTCATCAAGACGCTTTAAGCGTTCTTCGCAGAGTTGTTCGTGATGCGCTAGTTTCTCAAGTGCCTTCTCTGCCAAGTCCACAAAGAATCCCCCATAAAAAGTAAAGTCTATGGGGGGTAATTATATCACTCGTCTGGCTCTTGCTCTAAGGATTCTGCAAGCATATTCACAAACGCGTCACGACCTACTGATAACTGGTCCACGTTGAACTTTGCGCTTGCTAGTTTGCGGTCTAAGTCTTTTATGTGATTGATCACAGTCTTTTGCTGGTCGGTCATGTCGTCAACAAAATACTCTTTATCGTTTACTGTGATTGGGGTCTTTTCATTTTTTCCCATGTCAGTATCTCCTACTGTTTTGCTTTGCCGATGTTTACGGCTAGAACCTCTAGCACCTTGTAGAGCTTGGCAATCCAAACATCATCTTTCGGTGTAGGTGTTAAAGCCGCGATGATTGAAGCGGTAGCAATTACCGCCGTCGATATATTCGCAATATCTGTAATGATAGACAAGTCCATTACCAAGGCATTCCGTTGCCAGTAACAGGATTCTTCTGCGCTTCGATGTTGGCAGTTAGTGCCGCTTCAGTAGCGTCCTGATCAACTTCTGCGTGTACCCATACGAGTACGTCAGCTTCTGTCAGGCTGTCATAAGCAACAAAGTCATCAGCATCAGCGTCA